CATCGTCACCTTCAACAAAACCTTTAATGTCAGTGTTGCCATTTTTCTCCAACACGAATAACATTGTCATCAAATTAGCAAAACCGTTCCCAAGGGAGGTATTCATTTCGCCACTCATACGGGTGGCTTCAATGAGAACAGTGAAATCTCGGAAATTGCAAACATTCAATCCTGCGATGATATCATGCATTAAACGCATAAATTCATCGTGATCACACAACTGTGAGGTCATGTAATCATAAAGTTGAAATTCGCAAATCTCCATAATTTGCTTGGTGAAATGTGATTCGTATTGGGAATAATCAGTGGAAGTATATGTACACCCAGGACGATTGAGTGAATCTATGATAAACTTGGCTCTATCGCATACAGGGACGTATTTGATGAACCATGGAAGTTTAAAAAGAGATTTCTCAATGAGTTTAATGATGGGTCCAACTCGACATTTAAACGCATCATGGCGAGAATTAATTCCTCGTGCGTGTTTAAAGGTCGGATAATTTTCATTCTTTTGGAATGATTTAACAACAGCGTTTCTCGTAGGTCGTAATCTAATTTCACAATCACCATTCTTGATGATTGTGGTGATGGATCGATTATAGCCGTCACGTTCGGATTCCGAATTGGCACCTTTAAAGACAGGTGAAGATTCATCATTGGTAGTTCGCATTTGTTTTCTGCGCCAATCGGGATAGTTTGAATTGGCCAACCAAGTTTCGAATGATGTGTCTGTATCAGGAGTGATGGGACTAAGATTAGTAACAATCCAATTGTGTACAAACACACCAAAATCTTTAATGATTTCGGGATCGGGGGTCGGTGGAGAATAGGCAAAACGTTTTGCAACCCCAGCAAGCATTGTGAGTGTATCGGAAGGATCAGGATGTGGTAAAGCAGCTCCAAAATAATGGCAGCCCAATGAAGTAGCGCAAGGAGGGCGCACAATGGGATCTGAGAATTTATGGACCACAACTTTGGCGCTTCCTTTGACAGGTGGAATCGGGGGCAATTTAACCTCATCCTGTCTATAGCCGTACTCGACGATGTGCCCAATGCTGGGGCGGGAAGAAAATCCAACTGTTGTGTGCGTTGGCGAAAGCCAAGAACTAGGAAAAAAGCAAAAGCCGCACTATTTTGAACAATATCAGGCGTGGTCGCCCAAGAATCCTTGTTCAGATTGACTGTATTAACAGACCTAGCAGCAGTGTTTAACCTGGCAAAAAT